TGCTGCGTGAAACGCCCGTCTTGTCTGAGCTGATTGCACCGGCACGCTCACGCGACAGCGGCAACACCATGTTTCTCAAAGAGTTTCGAGGCGGCCTGTTTGTTTTGACTGGCGCCAATAGCGCAAGCGGCCTGCAATCAATGCCAGCGGCCTACCTGCTCGCCGATGAGGTGAGCTCCTACCCCTTCGAGGCAGACGACAAGGGCGACCCGCTCGAAAACGCCGAGGCCCGCACATCTACCTTCCCGATGGGCAAGGTGCTGATCACCAGCACGCCAGGCACCCGCGGCATGTGCCGCATCACCCACGAGTTTGAGCAGCGCAGTGATCGGCGGCAGTTGGCCATGCGGATGCCCTGCTGTGGTGCGCTCGAAGTGCTCCGCTGGCGTGAGCACATGAAATGGGATACGCCCGATGGTGAAGTGTTCGCGCAATGCCCGGCTTGCGGTGAGCGCGTGAGCGAACATCACAAAACCTCGATGCTGACCGGTGCGCAATGGCAGATCACGGCCAAGGGCGACGGCATCACCGCTGGCTTCCACCTACCTGCCTGGTACGCGCCGGCAGGCTGGACCAGCTGGGCAGCCATACGCGATGAGTTTCTGCGGGCCAAGACCGACCCGCTACTGCTGAAGGGCTGGGTGAACAAGCGGGCAGCTGAAGCTTGGGAAGATGAAGCGGTCGCTGCGATCAATGCCGATGGCCTGCTGGCTAGGGCGCAGTCAGATAACTACAGCAGCGGCACCTGCCCTGAGGGCGTCACCCTGCTGCTGATGGCGGTGGACGTGCAAGACACCTGGCTAGAAACCACCGTCTGGGGCTTTGGCCGCGGCGAAGAGATGTGGCGCATCTGGCATCAGAAGATCGAGGGCAGCCCGGCTTACAAAGAGGTGTGGGAGCAGATCGACAGCATCCGCAAGACGCAATGGCCACGTGAAGGCGGCGGCATTCTCACCGTGCGTCACTGCGCTGTAGATACCGGCGGCCACTTCACACAGGAAGCCTACGAATACTGCAGGGCTAGAGCGTCCGAAGGAGTGGTTGCTATCAAAGGCAGCAGCACTAGGGCAGCGCCTGCCTTAGGCAAGGGCAGCAAAGTTGATGTGAACTGGCGTGGCAGGGTAATCAAGCGTGGACTGACGCTCTATCAAGTGGGCGGCGACACGCTCAAGCGCACGATTTACGCCCGTCTCAAAAAGGACAGCACCGGCCCCGGCTCAATCCATTTCGGCCAAGACGTTACAGAAGACTTTCTGCAGGGCCTGACCTGCGAGCGCTTGGTGCCTAAGACCGTCAAAGGCTTCCAAGTCTTGACTTGGGAGAAGCCGGGAGGTGCCCGCAACGAGCCGCTGGACTTGTGCGTGTATTCGTTGGCGATGCTCGAGCTCGTCAAGCGGCGCTACAACCGGGCGACGATGTGGGATCAGCTGGAAGCTGCAGCAGCGCAACAAAGGCAAGCAAAAGCAGATAACAAGCCACCAAGGCGCACTAAGGCCAGACAATCAGGCCCTGGCTTTGTAGAAGGCTGGTAAAGCTAACCTTTGTGCAAGGAGGTGCTGAGGATGACTGTCCCCGGTGAGATAACTGCTGGCTCAACCCTGCAATGGATTGAGCCCACTGCAACAGACCCTGCTGGTAATGAGGCCACATCAGCCAGCTGGACTCTTTCAATCCTCTTTCGCACCAATACGGCAGGCGAAGGCGCCACGGTTAACGGCTCCGCTCGGTCTGATGGCGGCTGGGATGTCGCCCTCTCAGCTGCCGTCACTAGCGAGTGGGATGCTGGCATTTGGTACTGGCAACGCAAGATCACAAGTGGCGATCAGGTCGTCATCACCGGCAGCGGCACCACAAAGGTGGTCCCATCGCTGGGATATACCGGCGACCCGACTGCATTTGATGGCCGCAGCCAAGCGGAGAAAGACCTCGACGCAGTGCAAGCCGCAATCCGTGGCATCATCAGCGGCGGATCAAAGCAATACAGCATCGGCGGCAGGAGCTTCACCAAGCTGGATTTGGGCCTTCTGATGCAACGCGAATCGCAGCTCAAAGGCATCGTTTCACGTGAACGTGCCGCCGAGAAATACGCCCAAGGTTTGGGTGATCCCCAGACAATGTTTGTGAGGTTCGGGCGATGACAACACACAAGCCAGAATCAGTAACTGAGCAGCGAGCTGGCGCCCCGCGGCTTCGGCGATCCTTTGAGGGCGCCATCGTCAATCGGCTCACCCATGGATGGGTGACTAGCAGCACAAGCGCCGATGCAGAGATCGATGGCAGCTTGATCAAACTGCGCGATCGTTCGCGGCAGCTGCGCAGAGACTCGCCATATGTTCGCCAGGCAATCCGGGCGATTGGCGCCAATGTGGTTGGCCGCGGCATCAGGATGCAGTCCCGTGTGATGATGCAGCGCGGCGGGCGTCTCAATGAGCAGCTAAACCGTCAGATTGAAACGGCTTGGACATCGTGGTGTCACGCCGATCGCTGCCACGTTGCGGGGAAACTGAGCTTCCCTGAAATGCTGCGCTTGGCCGTGGAATCCATGGCCGAATCTGGCGAGGTGTTCATCCGTGTGATTAACGAGCCTTTCGGGCGCAGTTCAGTGCCGTTGGCCTTAGAGCTGATTGAGGCCGACTATTGCGATGAATGCAAGAGCTACGGCCCTGATGCGGATGGCAATGAATGGCGCTTAGGTGTTCGCGTCAATAGGTGGGGCCGTCCGATCAGCTACGCCTTCCGTGATCGTCACCCTGGCGACATTGTGAACGGCATCGGCTACCGCGTGACCGAGGTGCCAGCTGACCAGATCATTCATCTCTTTGTAACCGAGCGCCCCGGCCAGACACGCGGATTTCCTTGGGCGTCCAGCGCCATCAAACGGCTGCATCATCTCTCTGGCTATGAAGAGGCCGAGGTGGTACGAGCCCGCGCCAACAGCTCACTGATGGGCTTCATCCAAACGCCTGAAGGTGAACTCAACGGTGACGACGTTGAGGATGGCGATCAGGTGACACGGTTCGAGCCCGGAGTGTTCAAATATCTGGCGCCCGGCGAAACCGTCAACATCCCGCAGCTGGATGCACCGGATGGGCAGTTTGAGCCGTTCTTGCGTGCCATGCTGCGCAGCGTTGCCGCGGCCATGGGCTGCAGCTTTGAGACGATCAGCCGAGATTTCAGCCAGTCGAACTACAGCAGCAGCCGGCTAAGCCTGCTGGAAGACCGCGACCACTGGCGGATGCTGCAAGACTTGATGATCGAACACGTGCTTCAGCCGGTGTTTGATCGTTGGATGGCTGCTGCTGTTGCTGCCGGTCAGTTGAGCCTGCCTGGCTACAACGCGATGCCTGAGCGATATGAGGCCGTGCGCTGGTATCCGCGGGGATGGGCCTGGGTCGATCCGCAAAAGGAAGTTGATGCTTACACCAAAGCGGTTCGGGCCGGTTTCAAGACGCAAGGAGAGGTGGTGGCCGAGGGCGGTGGCGACCTTGAAGATCTGCTCACGGCACGTGCAGCTGAAGTTGATCGAGCCGAACAACTAGGCCTGCAGTTTGAAACCAATCCCGCCGATGATGCGCAGGGCGGTGCTGTCGATGCCACGCCCGAAGCTGCAGCGGTTGAAGAGGAAGAGCCAGCCTGATAGGCCTCCCGCCTCAGACAATAATGTTTAAGGCGGCTATGGATAGCATGGGAGCAAGATCAGAGGATCAGATTGTGGAACTGCGCGATCTCAACCAAGAGCCGCTCTACCGCTCTGCGGTAGTGGCTGAGGTTGCCCGCGCTGCCGAAGATCCTGAAGTTGTTGAGTTCACATTCAGCTCAGAGCAGCCGGTTGAGCGTTACTTCGGCATGGAAGTGCTCAGCCACGATTCTGATGCCATGAATATGGAGCGCCTGAACAGCGGCGCGGCACCATGGCTGTGGAACCACAACCCCGAGGTTGTGCTCGGGGTGGTTGAGCGGGCATGGATGGGCGAAGATCGCCGCGGCCGTGTCCGCACCCGATGGAGCCCAAATACAAGATCAGAAGGGACTGAAGAGTTCAAGCGCAGACAGGACTGGGAGAGCGGCACGATCCGCAACGTGTCTTTCATGTATTCGATTGATGAGCCGCTCGACACGACAAGCCGAGATGGCTTTGCGGTGGTGACTAAGTTCACGCCGATGGAAGTGTCGGCTGTCAGCATCCCTGCTGATCACACTGTTGGCCAAGGCCGCAAGGCCGGCCTAGACAGCAGCTCCGGCCCTCCCGGTGCTGCAGCGGCATCTGCCGCACCCTCGACCCACAACGAAAACACCCCAATGGAACCCTCCACCATCGACATGGAGGCAGTGCGGGCTCAGGCTGCGGCCGATGAGCGCACCCGCGTTGCCTCCATCACTGCCCTTTGCCGTGAGCACAAGGCCGACGATCTGGCTCAAAGCCTGATCGAGTCCGGCGCTTCTGAGGCTGATGCAATGCGCTCGGTGCTCGGCGAGATCGCCAAGCGTCCTGCTGCTCAACCTGCCACCCCTGCTGCTCCTGCCCGTTCTGCCCAGCCGATCGCCACTGGCGGTTCTGCTGACATCGGATTGACTGAGAAGGAGTCGCGCGAGTTCAGCTTCGTGCGTGCCATCCGTGCGCAGATGATGCCCGGTGATCGTGCTGCCTTCGAGGCCGCCGCTTTTGAGCGTGAGGTGAGCGAAGCCACTGCTCAGCGCATGGGCCTAACCCCCCGTGGCATCCTGGCCCCCAACGACGTTCTCCGTCGTGATCTAACCGTTGGCACTGCTTCTGGCGCTGGCGATCTGGTTTATACCGACGCACGGCCTGGCAGCTTCATCGAGTTGCTGCGCAATAGCCTCGCCCTGAACACCCTGGGCGTGACAATGCTGACCGGCCTGCAAGGCCCTGTCTCGATGCCTCGCCAGAGCGGCCCCGCTACCGCGTACTGGATCAGTGAAGGCGGCGAGCCTACCGAATCGCAGCCCAGCGTTGACCAAGTGGCACTGGTGGCCAAGACCCTTGGCGCCTACACCGAGTTCAGCCGTCGTTTGATGCTGCAAAGCTCGATCGACGTTGAGCAGATGGTGCGCACCGAGCTGGCCACCATCATTGCCCTTGAGATCGATCGGGCGGCCCTGTACGGCATTGGCTCCAGCAGCCAGCCTGAAGGCCTCAAGTTCGTGACAGGCATTAACACCGAAGACTTCGGCGCGGCAAACCCGGATTACGCCGAGATCGTCAGCATGGAGTCCAAGATCAATGCGGACAACGCCGACATCGGCGCCATGTCCTATTTGACCAACTCCACCATCTACGGCGGCTTCAAAACCACCGAGAAGGCCACCAACACCGCTCAGTTCTTGCTTGAGCCCGGCGGCACCGTGAATGGCTACAACGTGGTGCGCTCCAACCAAGTAGAAACCGGCGACGTGTTCTTCGGTGCTTGGAATCAGATGGTGATGGGCATGTGGGGCGCCTTGGACATCCAAGTGAACCCATACGCTCTGGACAAGTCCGGCGGTGTTCGCGTGACTGCACTGCAGGACGTGGACGTGGCAGTTCGCCATCCCGAGTCCTTCTGCCGCGGTAACAACACCTTGTGACCATGAAGCTCCTTATCCTGCGCCAAACCTCCATCACTGGCCAGCCTGTAAGGGCTGGTGATGTGATCGAGGTGAACGATCGAGACGGCCGGCAGCTGATCAACAGCGGCAAGGCTGAGCCAGCAACGGCTCCGGCTGCTCCTGCAGCTGCTCCGGTTGCGCAGGATGCGGAGCCCGTTCAACGCAAACGCCCACGACGCACCAAATCCAATGGCCCTACATGAGCTGACGCTGGACAAGCTCCAGCACTTCACCCTTCTCGCTACAACCACCATTACCGCCACTGGCGATCAAGCCGCTGTCGATCTGGCCGGCTACGAAGGCGATGTTCAGATCATCCTCTCCGGCACTGCTGCTGGCGCTGGCGCTGATCTGACCTTCCGCATTGAAGAGTCGGACGCTTCCGGCGGCACCTATACCGCTGCCACTGGTGGTGGCTTCACTGTTCTGGGCAATGCCGCCTACAAAGAGGTGATCACCCTCAACAGCAACGACCTCAAGCGCTACATCCGCCTGAGCTGCACCGCAGAGACTGGCACCGCTAGCTCATCTGTGACTTGCTTCGGTTTTGGCCTGAAGAAGTACGGTTGATCCGATGGCGGATCGATAGCCCCCGCCGCAAGGTGGGGGTTTTTTCATACTTGGCTAGTCTCGATAGAGTGTGTAGGTAACCATCCGGCGTGCTATGAGTCTGCCTCGCATCGGTGGCTTCTCAGCCCCGGCCACTGCTGATTTTGCTGATCTGGACTACGACGGCAGCGATCGGCTGACCACGATTACCTACAAGCAAGGCGGATCTGGCGGCGGTGTCGTTGGCGTGCTGAACATCACCTACGTGAGCACGAGCACTCGCGTAGACACTATCTACTGGAGTTGAGAAGATGGCCTATAAGTTCAACCCGCTGATCGGCATTGGCCTAGATGATGTTGGCGAAGGCGGTGCAGGCGGCGGCACCCCTGGCGGCTCCGACACGCAGGTGCAGTTCAACGATGGCGGCAGCTTCGGCGGTGATGACGGGCTCACTTTTGACAAGACAACTAATGCTTTAACAGTTGGCGCAAGCACTGTTGATGGTGGCTCTGCAAAGATTTATGGCGACATCAACCTGGACGACGGCGGCAGCTTCTCTACCACAGTTCAAGCAGTAACACCAACTGCCAACCGCACAATCAGCTTCCCCGATGCCACTGGCACTGTTGCACTTGTTAACGGTGCTAACGGCACAATCCAGTACAACGACGCTGGAGTTTTGGCTGGTGGCAACCTCAGCTATGACTCCACTGCTGGCACCTTTGGCTACGGCACTGGTCGTGGCACCGTTACACAAGAAACTAACAAAAGCACTGGCGTAACACTCAACGCTCCATGTGGTGCCATCACTATGAATGGTGCAGCTTTGAACGCAGATACTACGGTTAGCTTCACGCT